TACCTCTGCCGTATGGTAGAGGTGGCAAAGCGGAACCAGCACTGTGAGATTCTGTGCTTTACCAAGCGATACGAGTTAGTCAACTCGTTGTTTGTCTGCGGCATGGATATTCCCAAGAATCTACATATCATTTTCAGTGCATGGCCTGGAGTAGAAATGCCAAATCCTTACAATTTGCCGGAGGCTCACGTCAAGTTCCGTGATGGGATGACGACGGCGAGGCCGGATGCCAAGCCGTGCAATGGAAACTGCACGGAGTGCGCAATCACGGACGGCGGATGCTGGACACTTGGCCCCGGAGAACAAGTTGTATTTGACGAACACTAAGGAGGGGAAGTATGACGCTCTCTGAGCTTTATGAGTATTTACTGCTTGGCGGTTCCGTTAGATGCGACTCCCCGCAGCAACGTAATACGTTGGCAAGATTCATACAAGACGAGCTTGGGTTTCAGATAGGCCCTGGAACCACCGATTATATGACTCGTCACCCAGACGGTACAGACTATATGTTTGTCGAGCTTTATAACATGAGTAATGGGGCAGTTGTTTCATTTTGCGTAAATGCTTTGGGTCAAACAGTGCCTTTTGCCAGGGTTGCGCACCTGATAACGTCTGCGAATGCAAAGCTCGACGATAGAACGGACGACGAGTTTCTGGAAGCATTTGCAGAGTTGATGAGTTAGGAGGCAGGTATGACATTTGACGAAGTTAGGCGCCACATAGATGAGGGTGGAGTAATTAGATGTGAGAACGTGTATCAGCGAGAAGAGGCCGTCAAATTCCTCGTTGATATTGGATTTGAGCTTCTTCCCGCTGCGGCGAGGTGGCTGGAAAAGAATCGTACTGATGCAAGTTTTTTGCATCCAGGGCTTGACGATGACGAACCTAAAATCACCTGCTGGAGAACAGCCTCAGATAAGCAAGAGATTTCATTTGGAGATATCGAAGCCCTGATTGCCCAAAATGACACCTCGATTGATGAACGCAGCAACGAGGAGTTCCTGAATGCGTTTGCAGAATTGATGAGGGGGTAGAAGCATGACATCTGACCAATTTCGAGATATGGCGCTCAAAGGTTTAGTTGTAGAGTGTGTAACCGTTCAAGAGCGGCGCAACACCCTTGAGTTGTTCAAGGAACTGGGGTTTGAAATTGGCCCTGCAAGCATGGAGCATCTCTTGGTAGAAGCAGAAGAGGATTATGACACTGAATATATGCACCCAGGATTTAAGCCGTACAATGGACGTGTTAGTTGCTTTAGGTATTTCGAGCATGCAAAGGAGGATGTACAACACGCCATTTCATATAAGGATATCCAAAACCTTGTTGAGAACCCGCCTCCTATAGACGACCGAAGCGACGATGAGTTCGCAAGTGACCTTGCGTCACTTCTATGCTGAGAGGAGCTCTTATGAACAACAGATACATAATTGCGGCTATTGACCCACAAAATGGGAAGCACAACTTCTATCATGACGAGATGCGTGGCAGCATCGCAACAATCGTTTCTGCGGAGGTTGGCGACGGAGCAATCATCAGGTATATCCCTGAATATGATGACCGTTACCACCATGTCACCACCTCCACAGTCAAGTCTGCCGAGGAGAAGGACGGTGTACTTGTTATCGAAACGAGCAACACCATCTATACCCTCCAGGCCATCAAGGAAGCTGAGTTTGTTTCCGTTTGGGATGGCGGATTTGCCGTAACCACTGATTGCAAGGTCAACATGGTTACAAAAGAGGTGTTTGACATTGAGGTTTCTGCAGTGCCTGCAGACGACCTTGATGTTTTAGATGAGCAATACATCGTTATCGACGGAGAGCGGTATCACGTATTTGATGAAGAAACCATCGACGGGTACTGGTATGAAGGATGAGGTGAGCATACATGAACATGGAAGAGTTTCTCGACAGGGTGTGTGATGGTGAGATGAAGGCGGGTGATATACCTGTCTTGGCGGTCCTTATCGTGTGCGCCCTCGCAGTGGTAATTGGGGAGATTGGATGTGTCGTATGGTTCTTTGGCATTCTGATTTCTGCGCTGTGTGATGGGGCTGCAAGACTCCTGATGCTTATCCCTTGTGTAATCATATTCTCAATCCTCACGGCCATCATTTGCTTTATCGTCACAAAGATGGATGTCTAAAAGCATTCTCCACCTTGATACATATTAAAAGGAAGGTGGATACAGATGAACGACAGAAATCCAAGAATGTTGACCTACGCTATGGCGATTGCGGAATTGATTACGAGTTCTGAAGGGCAAAAGGAAAATCTGCTATATGAGAAATTCGAGGCCCTACGAAAATCGTGGTCATTTACCGAGCTTTATGCAAGAGATGGCTTTGATGAAAAGATTCTCGATGTCATAATGGAAAAGAAGTCACGGATGATTTTGGACGCCAAGACCATCAAGGACGTTCGAGAGTTGAGCGAACCGCCTGAACCTCGTTATACAGGAAATGGGTGGGTCGTTTCTGAGAACTCGGTTCCAGAAGAGGAGATGATATGGTGGTCAAAGACTTCTTTGCGGGCTCCACTGACGCACGAGGCAACAAAACGATATATGGAGCTATTCAAACAGTTCTATGGGAAGAGCGTAGATGAACTTAGAGAGCAAATGTGTTGAAAAATATGCGGGGAACGACATCGAGCTGCTGGACACGCACGGCGTCCTGCAGCTTGGGCCGTTCCCTTTTCTTTTTGACATTGAAGACCTACCCATTATTAAAAGCCATATCTGGTATCGGGACAAAGATGGATACTTGGTGAGCTGTTATTACTATAACAGTCAGCAACGCTTTGTCCGATTTCACCGGATTGTGATGCACGCTCAGGCAGGTCAGTTCGTTGACCACATCAACAAAAACAGAGCAGATAACCGGAAGCAGAATCTGCGATGCTGCAACAGGTCTGAGAATATGAGAAATCGAGGGCTCTGCTCTTCAAACACATCTGGAGTGACAGGTGTTTTCTTCGACAAAGAGCGTCAGAAATGGGTGGCGAGTATTACATACAACCACAAACGAATGTTACTTGGCCGTTTTGCGTCCAAAGAGGACGCTGTGTCGGCTCGGCTAACGAAAGAGGCTGAACTCTTCAAAGAGTTTGCGCCTCAGCGGACATAGTGAAAGGATAGGCGGTGGCAGTATGAGACTTGTAAATGCAAAATTGTACGAGGAGCAAATCAAGCGCAAGATGTGGGAGATTTGGTACGACGAGAAGTACCAATATTACTTCGGCGGGAATTGGCGCAGCGACCTTTCTCTTGCGGACAACAACAGCGATTATCCGAAGCGGGCGTTTGCGGTTCTCAACAACAGGGACGAACTGATTGGATACATCAGCTATTCTGTGGACAATGAGCTACGGATTGCCCAATGGTTTGGAGCTATCAACTTTTCTGATGACAAGCTGACATTCGGCAGGGCTTTGCGCCAAGTCATTGAGGATTGCTTCCTCAAATTTGGCATGGAAGTAGTCGAGTGGTGCGTCATCTGCGGGAATCCAATCGAGAGAAGCTATGACCGAATGTGCAAAAAGCTGGGTGGCCGCATCGTCGGAGTCCGCCACCGGCGTGCATTGGATATGGCAGGGAATGTTCACGACGACAAGTCATACGAGATACTCCGAGAGGACTTCCTGAGAGCGGTAGGGAAACATGAATAGTCGAGAGATTGAGCAGGCAGTCGTTGACAACCAGAATCTGGTGCGTTTTGCCATCAACAGATACTTTCCCGGCCTCCGCGATGATGAGGACATATTTCAGGTCGGCTGGATTGGTCTATGGAGAGCCTGTATAGGCTACGACAGCTCAAGAAGCAAGTTCTCTACATACGCTGTCAGATGTATCATCAACGAAATACGAGTGGAGCTCCGTAATAGAGCAAAGCTGTGGGGATTCGGCGATATTGCGTCGCTGGATGAACCTGTGTACTTCGATAAGGACGGCAACGCCATTGCGCTTGCAAACCTCATTCCAGACCCGAACAATGAATATTGCAAAATCGACTATGATATCTCCTTTTTGAGTGGCAAACTCTCTGAGCGAGACATGGAGGTCTTTAGATTGAGTATCTACGGATTCACAGCCGCAGAGATTGCACGAGCCTTTGGATACACAAGGGCATGGGCGTCCCGGATTATAAAGGATGCGCAAGCGTTGGCCCGGAAAAAGATGAAAGGCTGATTTTATGGAAGGAGAGGTTGTGTGAAAATATTAGAGCACGGTAACACCTATCGGTGCAAGAAGCAGTTTCTCTGTACTGCTTGCTGGTGCAAGTTTGAGGCCGATTTCGGTGAATATCACGACGCAAAGCGAGTAGACGGAGGCCATGTATCTCATTACTTTGCCTGCAAATGTCCTGAATGCGGACATGAAGCAGGAGATTTAGAGCATTGAGATGAAAGGTTAATTTGGTGGTGATGAAATGGATGAAAAGAAAGCCGTTGTATTACTATCTGGCGGACGTGACTCCCTTTTAGCCGCTTGTTTGTCTATTGAGCAAGGTTACAGTATTGTTCCTGTCATCTGCAATAATGGGCATATGGAGGGAGTCGAACGAGCACAATTTGCTGTTGCCAATTTGAAAAAACGTTATGGCGACCAGAAGGTCGAGAATTTGACCAAATGCAATATAGGCATGGACTTGCATTCATATATGCTATCCCTCTGGTATAAAAAGCCAGATGAGCTACTGCGTCAATATTCTGATTTGCAGATATACCAAGCGCACTGTCTCGCCTGCAAGGTGTCCATGTATGTTCATGCTCTTGCATTTTGCAAGGCAAAATCTATCAGATGTATAGTTGATGGTATGAGAAAGAGCCAAGGCTTTTTTGTAGACTTGCCAGAGATGCGTGAACGATTTTGGTCAATATGTTCTCAAAACGGAATTGAGCTTGTGACTCCGGTTTATAACCTCTCATCTGATTTGGAACGGAAGCGGATGCTATGTGATAGGGATATGCCAACTAAGACATTAGAGCCACAATGCTTTCTTGGGTGTCCTTTGGCTGATACGTTGTCAGATGGGGAGCGTAAAAGTCTTGCCTCATTTTTTGATAGAGAACTTGCCAATCGTGCGTTACAGGATATTCAAAACTTGATTGAGAGTAAGACTTTGTAAAAGATTAGTTTTGTGATATTGAAACAATGTTGGCCGGGAAACTCCCAGCCAACATACAAAATAGTTTTATGGGTTTAGTCTTCCTTAAAGCTGTCATAAGCGGCCTGCTCATCATCGGTTAAGGGCCTGGCTTCACCATATGTTTTGTCTTCATGAATATCATGAGCGTGTGGGTCAAGTCCTTTATGGTCTTGGTCGTGGATTTCGCTATACTGAGTGTTCGGCCCAAATACTGAAATATCAAGCATGCGTTTTCTTTCTTCCTTTGCCATAATGGCATCCCCTTTCATAATAAATGTCACTGATTACATCGACATGTTTTACAAAAAAATAATACATAAAATAAAGTTTTTACGGAGTTGATGGCAGGTATGCTCAGTTTTGAATCTTATAAGAATTTTAGAAACTATCTTGACAACACAACAGAAACCACTGTGCTACCAGTAGGGCAATCTGCAAAAGTGTTTTGTGGAAATTGTGAGGTAATTTATAAGACAGATGACAGAGGAATTATGAGTATTGCTCGTTGTATCCCAGCTCATGGTTTTTACCTCTTTGAAATCTGCGCTACTTATGCAAAAACAATTCCACCATGTACTTACTACAGGCTGGGTAAAACAATGAATGAGGCCAAGCGGGATTTCAAAGCTGTAATGGGTGACTGGATGAAGATTATAGTTGCCAGGTTAATTCCGCCAGGCGAAGAGGCAGAATCAATACTAACCAATCCAATACGGGTTCCATTATGAAGCAGTGTATAGCAAATAGAATTTTGGTGGTGACGAATATATTGCAAGGGCTGTATTTTGGAGCACTGCTACTTTATCGTTCTCCGCTTGATGGGCATAAAACAAGATGCGTTTATGTCCGAGATGACGAAGATAGGGCGGTAGTATTATTTTGCCATGCCGAAAATGTAGCCAGGGTTGATCACAAGCAGCTTGAATGGTATCGCAGATAAAAATAGGTGGTGATGTTATGGCAGAATATCATGTTGGCTGCGGTGCATTTGCAATCTATGCAGGTACGCTGAACAGCAGAAACAAAAATTTGTGGCAGAACAAAACAGAGTGTACAGATGAAGCGTTGTGCGCTGTTAGGGATTATATGGTGCAAGAGCTTCTTGGTGGCATTGATTGCCACAAGGCTACTTCGAGTGGCTATGAATGGACGCTGAAAGATGGACGCACCGTGGAACTCAGAGTGACAATAAAGGAATCCAGCCCATGAAAGACAGATTCATAACTGAGTGGTATCACTCCAACTGCTTCATAGAAGCGCTGAAAGCCAAGTTCCATAATCCACTGGTAAAGATCTACTTCTGCAAGCCACGGATCACAGAGAACAAGCACTTTCAAATGATGCACTTTATGTGGTCAGACGGCACAGCTGACTATGACTTTTCAGATAACGAGGCCGATGGGCTTCCGTGGTATAGGTGCTTCTGGTTCAAGGGCGCAATCCGACAGTTTGAATTAGGCTTCGCAAAAAAGTATTCCGACTACCGCAACAAAAGGCGGTTCTGCTAATTTTCTATAACAACGAACAAAATCAACGAAACAAGAGGTGAGTGCCCATGACTCTTGAAATCCCATTCTGGGAGCGATACACGCTCTCCATAGAAGAGGCCGCAGCATATTTCAGAGTGGGAGAAAACAAGCTGCGGAAGTTAATCAGCGAAAATCCCGACGCTGACTTCATCCTCTGGAATAATACCAGAGCACAGATAAAACGCAAGAAATTTGAAAGCTACATTGACCGAATCAGTCTGATTTGATTGCGCTTGAGATTGGATACTCGGTGTGGTATAATGCAAGTACCACATCGAGTTTCTTCTTCAGGCAGAAAGGAGTTTGCAATGGCCTCGAAAAGAAGAGACTCAAAAGGCCGGCTTCTCAAAGTCGGTGAATCCCAGCGATCCGATGGGATGTATATGTACCGATATAACGATGCAGGAGGGGTGAGACGGACTATTTACAGCTGGCGGCTGGTAGATACTGATAAGTTGCCAGTAGGCAAAAAGGCTGGTGCGCCTTTACGCGATCTGGAAAAGCAGTTGACTCGTGATACCGATGACGGTATTGAAAGTTTTGTAGCCAGTAAGAAAACTCTGGACGACTTCTTTCGGAAGTACATGGCAATGAAGAAAGAGCTGAAGCCTACTACCCGCTCTGGCTATATCCAAGTGTACAATAACTACATCAAGGACGAGCTGGGAAGTCGAAGTATCAGCTCTATCAAGTACAGTGATGTCAAGCAGTTCTATCTCTCCCTGTTCTATGAGAAAGGATTTAAGCCCAATACCGTTCATGCTGTCAATACCGTCCTCCATCCTATCTTCACATTGGCTGTACGTGACGGTTACATCCGAGCAAATCCCGCCTATCAGGTATATGCCGAGTTGAAAAAGCAGAACGGCTGGGGACAGGATAAGCGTCACGCTCTGACCGAAGTTCAGCAACAGATGTTCGTTGATTTCATTCGTAGCTCTCCGAAGTATGCTGGTTTCCTCAACCTGTTTACTGTATTCCTGGGTACTGGCTGTCGTGTGGGTGAGGTTATTGGCCTGCGCTGGGACGACTGTGACTTTGAAGAAAACCTTATCTCGATCAACCACAACATGGCTTTTTGTAGGCCTGAGAATGAAGAGAGGATGAGGTTCCTCGTGTCTACACCCAAGACCGAAGCTGGTACAAGGGTAATTCCCATGCTCCGTGAAGTCAAATCTGCTCTGCTAAATGAGCGGCTTCGCCAGATGGCAGAGGGCTTTACTCGAAATGAAGTAGACGGCTACACTGGCTTTATCTTCCAAACGAAGAAAGGTAATCTCTACACGAGTACATCTATCAACCAGATCATCAAGCACATCATCCGTGACTGCAATGCTGAGGAAACTGCTGCCGCTAAAAAGCAGCGGCGGGAGCCGATCTTGCTCCCGCACTTCTCCGTCCATAATTTGAGGCACACCTTCTGCACCCGCTTCTGTGAGAACGAAACCAACTTGAAAATCATCCAGGAAATCATGGGGCACGCCAATATTTCTACCACCATGGATATCTATAATGAAGCCACGATGGAGAAGAAAAAGGCCAGCTTTGGGAACCTGGAGGGGAAGATTAAGATTGGCTGAGTCGTACACCAAAACCTACACCATCTCACGCAGTTTTTCTAAGAAGTTATGAGAAATTGCGTGAGATAATTCGGAAGAATTGCTTGAACAGAGCCGTTCTAAGAACTTATGAGAAGATATGCACCATAAAATTTTTATCCTCCGGATATAACAAGGATTTTCTCAGCAACACCAGAAAAGCGCAAAATACAGTGCGCCAATCGTCAAAACATACCATATCTTGTGTAAAATGTTCTGGTATGCCGGGAGTACCATTTCAGATTTACACCAAGTTTACACCATTTGAAGAAAAGCTCGATGTGGGTTTCAAATTTCTTGCGGGACAAAAAAAAGGGCGTGAGTATCGTGATTGATACCTACGCCCCGGCTTATTCCCAGAATTTCTCAAAATACCACAAATGCAAAAAAATAGGAAGCTGGCATAAAAAGCCAACTCCCCGGCAAAAGAACCGATATTCGATCAGCTCCAAATCTGTAGTATTACTATACTATTCTTTACATCTCATGTTTCTTGGGTAGCCTGAAGCTCAAATCCGGGCTACCCTCTGCTTACGTTCCCTCGTGCTTCTCCAGCCACTCCATATAGGCACGCTTGATATTCTCAATCGCCAGCACCGCTCGGTTATTTTCATACTCAGGGTGGCTCTTACAATAGTGCTCATAAAAGTCAATCTCTGACAGAGCTTCGATAAAATCCTCCTGGGTATGCGGAGCCTCCTGCAACAACTCCCGATTAAACCGAAGAATCTGCACTCTATGGGTATCCGCATTGCGTTCATTGTCAATGCGGATATGCTCATCCAGCCGCTCTCGTGTTTCTGCCTGAGCACTCTCCATCTTGTCCAGCTTCTTCAGCACATCACCATTCAGCGCACGACCAATCCACCGAGCAAGAGCGCCAAACGGATCAACCTTAATTGGCGTAATCTGAATCAGCATCAGAATGACAACCAGAGCGCCGCTACCACTTAGGAAAATGTCTTTTAGAGTCATTTTGTTTTCACCTCCGCACTGTTGTTGACCACCTTGCTCATATCGCACAGGCTATCAATCAGCGCAGAGATTTCGTCCATGTCGATTTCGTACTTGATGGTATCGGCAGAAGCCTTAACCATAGCAAGCACCCACTCCTTTCGGTCGGCACCTTTCTCGAACATTGCCTCCGCACGCTCCATGTAGCCCATAACCAGGTTCACAACCTGCGGCCAGTTCTTCTCCTTAATTGCACGCTGCACATATTTCACCAGCTGAACAACCAGCGGAATGGTTGCGGCAAGCCCGGAAAGAACAGAAACGATCAGTCTTACCCACTCAGTATCCATGATAATTCATCCTCCTTTTTACGCATGAATGATGGGAATGCCATATTCACGGGCACATAGGTTTTCAATCTTACATCCTCTGGCCTGCTCCCATCCATCACAAAACCATACCCAATCAGCAACCGCTAAGAGCTTTAGGCTTTCACCCAAATACTCCAAGGGCTTTTTATCGCCATCTTGAAAGAAGCTGTCAATTACCTCAACATCATCTTTCAAAATCCTTTCAGCGGCGAGTTTCGCATACTCCCGCTCTACGGCAATCTCTTCATCAGATCTACCCCGCATAGGTTGGGAAATAAAAAGTTGAACCATTTTTCTTCTCCTTATCAAATCGCTGGACTATCATCACTGCCGACATCGTATGTTTCAAAATTGTTTGCTTTTGCAGACTCAAAGGTAATTCCACCCTCGCTGTGATCTGACTTCGCCATATTCAAGTAGAAAGCGCACACCGTCCCATGTGCAGTCCACGGCAACCCCACCATAGCCGATAGCCACGGCAGAGAGCCGACATACCCTTTACGGATACAATAGAATGCAAGGAAAATTCCTCCGAGTGTTACCACCCAGAGCAACAGTCGAATATCAGAAATCAACCGCTTGGAATAATCCTTTTTCTTGGCTGTTTTCACGGGCTGATAATGGCTTGCAACACGCTTTCCGTTTTGTCCGAAAACAACCATACTGCCACCCCTTACGCCTTACCCATCATCTGGGCAAAACGGTAGAGAACCGTCACCAGCTGTTCACGAGTCAGGAAGTCCTGCCACATACAGTTGGGTTCTCCGTTAATCTGGGTGCCATTGCCAGCGATTAGGCCAGTAGCCAATGCCCACTCACGCGCTTCCTTGCTGTATGCGCCACTATCGTTGTCTTGCAGATCCTTACGCATTTCACTGAAAAGCTCTTTGAAACGTGTCATATCCATATCCTCATCCTCCATTCCATTATCCGTTTTGATTTTTTCTACCCAATCCAAAGACACCCAGCCTGTACCAGTAAAGCCCCAGCCGTTGTTCTCCTGAGAAATACTGAGCAGAGTGCCCGCCGGATATGTCATGATAATTGAACCGTTAGGATTATCTCGGCAGTTCAATCCGTCTTGAGCAATAACCTTTGCCTGGTAACTCACACTTGTTGGCTTTGACGCCGGTGCAGAACCCAGCAGTGCCGCCACATCATTCCTCGCTGTCTCCATTGACTTCCCAAACTTCGGGAACCAGTGAAGCACATCGCCGTGGTTAGAGCCAAGCTCCAGCCTGCAACTGTCAGCATGGCACAAAATGGTGGGCACTTTCACGCCGTTGACCAGAACCGTCCCATGCGGATCAATGTTGTAGAGCTTACAAAGGTAGGCGGTAATCTCGCACGCCTCCTTGTAGACCTTGTTGAAGTAGTCGGCGTCTGCCAGACCATCTTCACAGATCTCAAACTGAATCCAGCCGTTGTTGCAAGAGCCTTTGCTTCCCGAACCACAGCCCCAAGGCCGATAGTTCCACGGCATAGTCTGGACGGTAGTAACACTGCCATCTGCCAGCTTGCCAATCCAGCAGTTCAAGCCTGCCTGCACAGAAGTGTGGTTCCAGTCGTTCCCGTTGTTGTTCTTGCCAAGCAGTGCCATCAGATTGGCATAGTTCGGATCATCGGCACCAGGCTGCACATAGCGCCGCAATGTAGGATTGTTCGCGCCAGTGCTGTGCCACAAAACGCCTTTGACATCCATTTTCCGAGTGCCCTGATAGCAGGTGCTATGGGTCTGCATACATACCAGGGGCTTGTTGCGCTCTGAATATTTCATAGCGCTCCCTCCTTTCTGAATGGTCATAGCGAACTGGTCATAGTACCTCTGTCCATACTCAGCCCGCTTTTTCTGAACGCCCACACTTTGATTTGCCGGCCTCTCATAATTCAGCAATACAGCGTTGGACGCCTCAAACACGGAAAGAGCCGTCTTCAGCACCGCCAAAACACTGGGGTAACTTTCAGACAGCTCTTTCCAAAGAAAGTCCAACTGCATATTCAGATCGCCGATAGATTTGCCAGAAGCCTTTGCAAAGTTCAGAAGGGCTTGCTTCCGACTCCAATAAGTCCATTGTGCGAGTCCAAAACCCGCCTTGTCCTGCACGAAGTTTGTGTAGGTGCCATTATCCACAGCGGCAACATAGGCGTTGTCGTTCATACCGAGAGCATTTTCATAACTGTTCTGCAAATTCTTGGGGTTAAGGCCGCTCTCAGCAAACAAATTGCCCATCAAACCGGCGATCCCGTACTCGTTCAACCCTTTCGCACGAAAGTAGTCGTGAATTACTTGCTCATTCATATATTCCTCCCTTACAGATCAGAAAGCCCCGTCTGCTTCTGGGCAATGATCTCACCATCAGCAAAATACTTTCCGATTTCTTCCTCATCGTCGATGTCCTTGTATGTCGCAACCATTTCAAGACTGTCCCAGCCGATAATGGTCTTGATTACAGAGTCCGGCAGATTGGCTTTGGCAAGCGAGGTTGTAAAGAAATGCCGTAGACTGTGCCAATACACAGGGATTTCCAGGATAGCGGAGAATGTCTCCGCCCAACTGTTCAGTGTGGAAATCGGAAGCGGTTGTGTAAAATCTTCCTTATTGGGGAACAACCACTCACTTTCAATTCCCAACTCCTGCCGCTTTTCCAGCCACCGATCCAGATACGGCTTAAATGGCTTTGAGAGCACGTAACAAGTCAGCATTTTACCGTTGACACCACGCCCTTTTGTCCTGATTTTCTCAGGCGTTTTGTAAAGTGAACCGTAGATAATGTTTTCGTCATCAAAGTACGATACCTTGAACCGCACCAGCTCAGATTTGCGCCGTCCCGAATATCGCGCCAACGCAAAGCAGCAGGCTTTCTCATACTGCCCGTGTTCTGTAAGGTAGTCCTGGAGTGTGTCGGCCTGCTCATCGGTCAGCACCGTCTTCTCCCTGGTAGGCTCATTGATCGGGTTCTCAATCTTCCGAACGATTGAACGGAAGTTGGGTAGCTCGTCATCCAAAATGGCTTCAATATAGTTGCTGAGAGAAGACAGCGTTGCTTTCAGCCGGCGCACACGCGCAGGTGAGTTTTCGTTGTTCCGCAGCAGCCAGTTTTGATAGGCAACAATATCTCGTTTAGAAATCTCAGGGAAATATTTGTTGTCAGCATTTTGGAGCACCCACACAAAGAAGATGTATAGGTCACTGGTATACGCTTTTACAGTAGACTCCGCCTTGCCAACCGACCTCAGATAGTCCAGGAAGTCATTCATCAGCCGAATGTTCTTTGGATTGATCTGGGCAATCAACTCAGGCGAAGTGATTTTGTTTTGCTTTGTCTTTCGTCCCATATCCCTCACCTCCTATATGAAAAGAGCTGCACCCGAAAAAGGTGCAGCTCTCAAAAGAAATGGTTAGCAAATAGTAGTTTCATTCTGTAATTAGAATGTGTATCGCGGTCTTTCTCCGCCCTCTACCGCATATCGCATCCAGTCCAGCATGACAATCCCCACAGCTGAGGCCGCAATCCAGATAAAATAGAACGGCAAACAAATTTGACCCAGAATATTTCCAAACAAGTGAGAATAATCCCAAATCCCCAGCCCCAGCCAGATATTGAGGATAAGACCAGCTACGAACTCCGCAGCAGTAATCGCTGTAGCACAAATTACAGCCTGCATCCACAGAGGCATACTCCAAGGCAATTCTGCTCCAAACCGCTCCAGCGGAATAGCCAGGAAAATAGCAAGCGCAAACATCGTCCAAGAAATCGTCTCTGGCCTGCCCTGGAATGTCTTCCACGCGACTTCCATAAAGAAATACAGCCCGCCAGTCCACATCCACAGAAGCAGGGACAGCACCCATTTTCCTACCTGTTCTCTTTTCATAGTGCATCCTCCTCCCACGTTCCGGCAATACTGCGAAGACGGTTCAGTTCTTTCAATCTCTCCTCTTCCATAACCTCAGCGCCAAACTGCTCCAACACATAGGCTTGTGCTTTGATGATCTCAGCCTGACGGATGCAAATATCCGTCAGTTCTGAAATCAGTTCAACTCCGCTCATGTAGTCTCACCCAGCCGTGCAACAATGGCCTGCATTTGCGTCTGAGCGACTGCCAGCTTGTCCGCCAGTTCAGTGGCATAAGGATCGGGGAGAGTCATTCCGTACTGAATTGTGGTGATTTCTTCACTGGTTTCCAGTGAATTTACATACGCCTTGAGTGCATTGTGATATGCGGTCTGGGATGTGATGTGGCCTTGGGCCGCAATGTAGATTTGCGCGATCTCCTGTGCAGAATAGACCGTACAGGTGCCGTCATCCGCCTGATAGGGGAACTCGGTGCCTCCCAGCTCAACCACTCGGAATAGGTTGTTGATGTTGCTCTGATCCTCCAGAGCCAGATTGAAGTGATCGGTTCGCTCACCAATCTGCACATCAATACCCGCCACAATGACAGCATTGCACGCTTTGGAGATTTCCAGCAGCTTCGCTGTCCGAATCGTATCAAGCGCTGTGTCACTGCCCAAAATTTCAACAGCGTCCTCCGTAGTGATCCAGCCCTTTTGAATAGCGTTCAGCACACCGACACTGGTTAGAACCTTATCATTGTACAGCTGCGCAATATAGTTTTTGTCCATAGCTCAACCCTCCAAAATGTTTACAATCAGCCCGTCAATAACTTGCTTCTGCTCCGCAACCAGGATGCCTCCGTCAATCTTGGAGATTACTACAGTAGCAACCGCTCCAGGGAGTTCATCTCTGCCAAGGATATGATAAGGTACGCTTTGAATAGAAAGCCCCTGAGCATCTTCTTCCGTTGCGGGCACATAGCAGCCATTCTCGTGTAGGCGAATGAAAACGGGCTGATCTACATAAGCCATTACCGTATTGCCTTTAATGACCTGATACATATAACCACTTCCTTTCAAATATTGATAAGCTCTTTGATATGCCGCAAATCCGCAATAGAGGCAGTATAGAAATCAGGACTCCACAGCCAGAAGTCTTCGTGCTCTTTCCTGCGATACTTCTTGCAAACAGAGTCGTTACCCACCTTATCCCATCTGGTCTGATACTTATTGTCTCTCTTTGTCAATGTAGAGATAATATCAATGGTCAACTTCCCCCGCTCCTCCCACTGGCCGTCATCGTTTTGGGCAAAGTAATCCAGGCCGTTCTGACTGGTTGCAACACACACGGGTTTTCCATCAAGTGTCAAGATACCATCATACGCCTCCAGATGCGTGCCATAGGGAATATTGACTTCACCAGAAATCCCTTTGAACCTGGCTCGTCTTTTTGCAACATAGTTCCTGTGCTCCACAATAAATTCCTCCAAACATAGCAAAACGCCTGAGACATACGCCTCAGACGTTCGTTGTTATTTATTTAAGCTGTTTGCATAAGCTGTTTTTGTTGTTCCAACTTTCTATATTTTTCAAAGATTGCATAATGCAGTCTCCGCAGTCGTAACAGCCTACCGTGATCGTTATAGTTCTTATAGTACGCCGTTTGGCACTCCATGAACTGATCTATCTCAGCAAGTGTCCGTTTGCCTTGCAAATATTCACGATGGAACAACTTCAACTTACGGCGGGCGCTCTTCATCCCGCACCGATTACCGTTGACCTTGATTTTACCCGTTTCCAGCAGAGTGAACCTTGCTTTACAGAAACGGAATCCTTTCGGACTGGCAAGTGGAACGATTTTGCATTTACGCCGATTGACTTGAATACCATATGACTCCATCATTTTTACGATTCCACGAGCAATCTTTTTCAATTCCTCGGTATCAGGAAGGATGATATAATAATCATCCATATAATGGCCGGCACAGTGGATTCCCAACTGACACTTGATATAATTATCAATGGCACTGGGCAACGCCACCATCTCTTGTTGGCTCGGTTCCACGCCTAATGGCATACCCCGCCCCGGAGCAGTAGCTGGGGCGGTAGTAACGATGTAGTCCGCAAACGCTCTAACCTCTGGGTTAAGCATCAATTTACTGTGCCGTTGGTAAATCAACCGACGATTGGCGTTAGGAAAGAATTTCTTCAAATCCATAAGAAACACTGCACCCTCACGCCCATATCGCCGGTAGTGCCACGCAAGCTGTTCTTTAAGCCGACGGAATTGCCAATGCAAACCCTTGTTTTTCTGACTGGCTGCATTATCAACTATCATGCTTGGCTCATACAGTGGAATCAGGATCTTGTTGCTTTCCACCTTATGAATTTGCCGGTCTACGATATGAGGGGCGTCGATGGGGCGAACCTTCCCTCTCTCACAGAGCATGAAGTGAGAACAAGGCTGCGGTTTCCATTTTCCGCTAACCACCATCTGACGCCTCTTTGCCGTTCCAGAGAGCAAGTGCATTTCAAAATTCTGAGTGCTCTGCTTCCAACGAACACCCTTACAGCACTCTTTCCCATAAAAGAACATATCATGGTAGTTGTAGATTTCGTTAAGCGATCCTACCGCATCACTCCGCTTTTGCCTATTGGCCTGCCGTCGTGCCTGACGGCGCTGGTAACGCGCCTCTCGGCGCTCTTCGCTTGTCATAATTTTATTCGCCCTCCGCATAGATGTCTTGTAGGTGCGTGTCTAATACTACGTTGACCATACACATGAAACGAGGTAAACGCAATCCCCCGCCATGCAAGCAGCGTCCGTGCATGGTCGTCAAAGGGCAGTTTTAGGCTTTCACCAGGGAAGTATTTCTCCTTTTGCAAAGGTCGTCTTTCGCCGAAGCTACTACCATTTGACCTCGCATTGCAAAATCCGTGGCGCACGCCCGCCGACCAGGAAGCATTGTTGTTGTTGATGTTGCCGTTGTTGTTCACATTACAGAAATTGTTGTTGTTGTTGTAATAGGGGGAACGCAACCACCACCACACAGCAGTGTGACTCATTTACAGAAATACACCCATAGACCGATTACTGCTTTTTAGCTTGCGCCAGTGCCTTAGTAACACCTCTGAGAAGTTCATCTTCCTTGTCAATCAGCAGCCCTAAACTTTCCGCCATACGATCAAGTTTCTCAATCGCATCCACAGATTTCAACTGAACACCTTTACTATTTGTAAAGCATCCTTCTGGGTTCTGCATCATAAGAAGATAGCAATGCGTAAGCCGCACATCCAAGGCTTTCAAAGAAGCCCTTGCTTCCAGTAGGTGCGCCTTGCGCAATGTCTTTCTCTGGTCATCTGAGGGGTAGATACTATTTGCCATTTCAGCTTGATCCACCACTCCACCGGCCAAATGTGCGATATCCTCAGCAATCAATCTGGAATATCTTGCAGACAGCCTTGTAAGAAAATTTAGCGTTTCCACATAAAGTTGGTTTGCCGTATTGACAAACTCCGCCTTGCTTGTGGTACGCTTTGCTTTAAGTACCGACACTGTTTTTCTCCTCTTCTACTGCTTTTTTAGTATCTATCACCCCGCGCTCCTGCTCAACTTGTTCCAGGTGCTTGATTAAGACATACTCGATGTAATTTGTCATGGATCGGTGCTCATTCGCCGCAAGCGTACCAATCTTATCAAACACGTCATCAGTCAGACGCAGGGTAAACACTCGTTTGGTTGTCGCCATATTATCGTACCTCCATCTAACTGGTATAAGGTATATTATAGGGCGATACTCATGCTTTGTATGCAGTCTTTAACCTGTCAAGTGATAGCACTTTTTTAGAAAACTGAAAAAAGCCAATTTTCAAAAAAATCGCGTCGGCGCTTCGCGCCGACATTGTTTTCCGTACCGAAACTTTCTGCCTCTATCGAAGCACCCGCCCACTGACGTGGGCGGGATATAGACCCGATACACTGCGGTAGATTAGACAGAAAAGCCGGGGCGCACACCCGCTGACCAGGAAGCAAGGTAGCTGGTGATGTCGCCGCTGTAGTGCACATTACAGAAATTGGAGTTGC